CAATCCTGTTGTATCTCCAAAAGAAACCTTAATTACATTTCCTTTATCATTTTTAACATATACATAATACTTTTTCTTTCCACCTCTCTTTGGAGAATTCAATTCTACATCTTCTTCTTCCATAAAAGGACAGTCCAAAGGAACATATTCTTGTTCCTCAAACATCGCCCACTCGCCAATATCTGTTTGTAACATTTCGATGTCGTAAAGGTCGAACTCTACCCTACCTTCTTCATATAGTCTTCTTGCAACTTTAAAGGTTTCGTAAAAATTATTTGAACCCAATCGAAAGACATTATCAATCAGTGGTATTTCGTTCTGTCTATGATATAATATCATTTCTTCTATATTTTGAAACTGTTTATAAGTTTTCATTTCAATAACTTCTCCAATTCTCTCATAGTCTTCGCTGGATTGATATGACGAATACCAATACCACCTTTTGCCTCCCACTCTTTTATATTCTTAGGATAATCATCAATTAGAATATTTGGTTTACCATTTGTTGTAGCAAATTTCTGTTTATCTGCTCGTTGGACTAAATGTATTTTTCCATTCAATCTCAAATTTTTTGAAATCCAAGTTCTTTTACCTTTTTGTGAGTTTGAATCTCTCTTAGAATAAGCAGATAAAATATTTGCATTATATTTGTTTAACATTCTCCACATTTTTTCTGCACCAGGCATCCATGGAAGGGTATGCCAAAAATCTTTTTTGGATTTAATATCTTCCCATCTTTCTTCTTTATCAGTTGATGCAAAGTCTTTATTAAATGTATCTGTGTATCCACCTGTAAAATTACAAAGGACTTCATCCATATCGCAGTAAATTTCTGGCATTTCTTTTTCAAGAATATATTGATTGAATGTTTTCATTTCATCAAACCTTTTATTATTTTTAATGCCTTTTTACCATCTGGGTGGTTCGGGTTAATACTGACTTCATCTCCGTTAACAAAATCAGAAATATTAGCTGACTTGCCAAGAGCAGCAATTGCTTTGTGTAATGGATCTTTTGGATCGTATCTTCGCTCAAAATCGGATTTTCCTCTTAGTTCTACCCAACTCTTTTCCTTAGTATCCCACATTTTAAGAACATCTTGTCCTTTACCACGAATCAATTTAAGTTTGATACCTTCAGAAAGATACTGAGTAAATCCTAACATTAGTCATCATCCATTTCGTCCATGATACTATAATCATAAACAGCGTCAATGTAATCCTTGGCCTTTGTCACTTTAGAAACTACCCACGCCTCCATTTCATATTCGTCATTTTGTGGGTTATCCACTTCTTCCATAAGTGCCTCTGCAAGTTCTGTAGACTTGTTAGAAAGAATAATGAGTTGTCTTAACATCATCTCTAAACTGTCCTGTGCAAACTCTACGTCTTCTCTAAGTAGTTCTTCTTTAATTCCTCTAGCTGCCTTTTCCGCAGAAATCCACTTTTTAGCGGCACTATTGGTTGGAGCCTTCTTTGCCCATGTTCCGATAGTTCTATATGCTCTCATAACATCTCTTTCGAAGTCTGCACCATCAGAGTTATCGATTACAAACATTTTTGATTTAAACGCAGACTGGAATTTACCAATGTTTCCTTGGACACCTTTCCACATAGATTCAACTTCATTGTCTGGAAGACTTCTCGCCCTTAATCTATTTCGGTTTAATGCGGTATCTAAATCGGTATTGACAAAAATCATGGCGGTTTCATAACCCATCGCCTCTAATTTGTCCTTTTGTTTTTTAATTTTGTCATAATCTTTTCCAGTACCATCGACAACAAGTCCAAGTCTACCCTTCACATATCCCGCCTGTTGCATCGCAGTAAGTGCTTTTGCCTTACCTCTTACTTGTTGTCCAAGGTCAGAGAAAATATCGTCTGGGTTTCCTTTGTCCAGACCAGCCTTATCTAATGCCCTTTCAAATGCAGGGTCAGAGTTTACAACTCTCATTCCAAAGGAAGTAAGTGCAGTTCTACCTACGATAAAAGACTTACCAGAACCTGGCCCACCAGCAAGAAACACCGCCTTAAATATGCCTGGGTCGTTGACACCCTCATTTAAAGAATCTTCGTTTCTAAGATTTTCGATTATATTTTTTATATCCATTTTACTTGTCCCATGCCTTTGCCGCAGTAAAGTTATTGTAACTAAATTCCATTCGATCTACAATTTTGACGGCATTACCTTTCGTATCAATTGCAACATAACCTTCTGGATTTGTCACTTCATAACCGTTTTTTGTACGAACAAAAATCTGCGTTAATTGTTTAACACTATTTAGTTTATTTATAATAAGAGACTTAGCACTAATTAATTCTTCCATAAAATCAACAATTGCATATGCAACACTATCTAATTTAATTAATTGCTTTACTGCCTCATCTCTAATTCTCTCTTTATCTTTTCTTGCACCTTCTGTTTTTAATTTTGCAATAACCTTTTCATCAAAAAAGTTTTTAACATACATCGAATAGTCTAGATTTTTCATATTCTTTGTAGAAATATTCTGTCCTTCACGAATATATGTGTTAAGATATGTTTTAAAACTTGCACCAGCAAGTCCTTTGATGAAAGTTTTGTTTTGGAGTTGCATGAATGTTTTAAAGTCGTTTGCTTTAATTTTCTTAAATTTTCTACCAACTTGAGACATTTGGCCATTAAATGTTTTTAGTTCAGAAGAAGTAAATTTTGCAGAACCAGAAACATCTTTATATGTTGCATCATCCATCCACACAGACGAGGTTTTCTTTAGTCCAGAAATATTAACACCAAAAGAAGCTGTCATTGATGGTAAATCTTTTCCAGAATATGTTGTATGCCAAACAACTCCAATCTTTGCAGCGTTGATCGCCCTTCCTAAGTCAGAGTCTTTCTGAACTGCATACATCAATGTATTTTGTTGAAATGTTAGATATGTCTCACCGTCAAGTGTTTTTTCTGACACATCATCAGTAAACATCAAGTCGCCTTGAATTACCCCCGTGATTCCCAACTTGGAAAATTCTTGAAGTGCAACAGTAAATTTTGATTTTAAGGCAGGACTGAGTTTTGTATCTGCTGCAATCTCTGCCGTACTTTTATATAACAATGGAGTCTCATTAAATACAGACTTTTTTGCAATAAAAAACTTACCATCTGATGGGTCAATTCCAGCGAATATAGCAGGAGCACCGTCCCATTTAACTGTCATGTTTACTTTAGAATCTGAGTTTCCAGACAACATGTCTCTTAAAGATAAAAGAAATCGAACAGCAGCACGACCACCATCGATTCCAAAGTTTAAAATTTCATCCTCAAGGTGTTCTAGGTGTAAATTTTTTCCACCCTTTGATTCATTAAGATATTTTGTAAATGATTTCATTAGTAAAGTTTCCCGAATGGCCCAAATATTTTTCCCTTCTTCTGGGCAAGATATGTTAAAGTTGTTAGTAAATCATCTCTTTTTTCGTCATTTGTAATAGAGACAATTTCACACACCAAATGCAGCTGCATCAATTTACTATGAGCATAATCTGGTCTGGATGTATTAAATACCGATACCACATTCTTTTGAAACTGGTTTTCGGTTATTCCTGTATATTGTTTTACTTTATTGAATTTATACAAGAATCTATTATAATCATTCATAAATTCTTGTTCGGATGTAGGATAGTTTTTGTTATCGTTATCCCAAGTAAGGCCTTCATCTGTAAAAATTTTTCTGGCCATATCTAAAGGAACTTTACCAAGTCTTGCAGAAGTCGCACCCAAGTCTGTCCCTTCAATTTTTAAATTATTAAACCCAGCACTATTTTGTCTGATTTGAAATTTAATTTTTCCCTTTTTACCTTCTACAACAATTTTGGTATCTGAGTTAACAAACTCTCCATTACCTTTTGTTTTTAAATTTATATCAATATCAGAAAGTTTAAAATTATATTCTTTATCATCGAAAATATCCATATTTTCTAGATTCACAAGTTCCCATTTTGCAGTTCTCCCAGACATTTTCTTTAGAGAAATTCCAACGATTCTTCTCTCATGAAACATATCTCTAAGAATAGCATTAAATTCTTCTAATGAAGTTACATCGTCTAATACCTTTTCTTTCAAGGTATTTTTTACTTTATTAAGATCAGATACTAGCCATATATCTGCAGGATTCCAAGTATCCTTTTTTGCAATACCATATTTTTGTTTGCAAATACTAGTAATATAATCCATAAACCCACCATCTCTGGAGTAGTGTCCATATCTGGTGTTTCCGACTTCTCTATATGTGGTGAGTTGTTGCTGGAAGAATGTGTTTTCCCATTCTTCATTCATTGCAGGATATATCTTTTTCAAATCATTGCGATATAATTTCATAAAGGCGCCTTGATTAGTATACCCATTATTTTCAATACTTTTTTGTATTGCAAAAAGAGAGGCGAGTTCTTGCATCTGGGTAGTTTTCCCATCAGAACCGCCTCCCATTCCACTAAAGGGCGCTTTATCTATTTGTGTCCACTTGTATCCATTAAAAATGGGAAGGTACTGGCCACCTTTTGTTAAAGAACCTGTAACTCTAGGTTGTGATTTGTCCTTCACTGCCCCAAGAAACTTTTTTACTTCTGGAGTCAATTGAACTACGGCCTTTGATCTATCCGCAAACTTTAGTTCTTTTTTACCATTAATAACATCTGCAACCATATTCAAATATGGTTTTTCAAACTTTGCTTCTTTTGATCCAAGGTTTGCCAATGGAATTCCCTTTTTATTAAGTTAATACCATTATTTATAATTTTACATATAATGGAGATATGTGCCGACAACATACTTATCATCAGACTTTGCGGGCATACATTGATGTGGGTGCGTCCAGAAAGGTGGCCAGATGGCAAGTCTTCCCTTAACTGGATTCACACTTAGATTATAATCTGGGAAAACGGTCTCCCCACCCTCTTCGACATCATTCAAATAAAAGAAACATGCAACAAATCTTTTTGCAGATAAATGGTCTCCAACATCTGAATGATATTTAAAATCATCAGCAGAACCCTTAGTATATTTTTTCATTTTAATTTCTTCGTTGACACACTGGCCAGGAAAAAACATAATGTTATTATGTCTGCGATACATTTCAGTATACTCAGAAATAATAGTTAAAAGTTTCATAGAAAATTCTTCAAACTCTGGGAACTTTTCAGATAGTTCTGGGTCAAAGAAATTTACTTCGGTATATGTTCTCGCTTCGGTATTTACTTTTCTGTGATGTTCGTTTGCATCTTCAAACAATTCAATCATCTTAGTACAATCTTCATCAGATAAAACATTATCCCAAACAGAAATAAATGCCCGTTGGCCATCTGGTGGTCGTATATCAAAATTATCTTCATCTACTTCAAAATGAACTGTTGTTTCTGCAGTAGTTGCAGTATTTGCTTCTTGTGTCATATTTTTATCTCCACACTTCCAATTTTTTTCTTTCCTTCGTTTTGAAAATTCTTATAGGATGATGTACTCACTTCTTCTACGATATCATCTTGTGCAGAATTTTCTGCATCGTACAGTCGCATCTTTGGCCTATCGATTCCGACAACAAAGCGTTTATGATTATTAATGTCATTATATCTATTCTTCAATTGTTTAACCAAAATCTGATTCATGTCTTCCAACTCTTCAGTAGATATCAACGCAAACATCAAGTCTGCAGTCGCAGGAAGTCCAAAAGACTCTGAAGTATCTGTTAAGTCAACATCTGTATTTGAGTAACCAGAACGAGTGGTCTGTGTCGCACTGATGATAGGTACATCATTCTCAACAGCAAGTCCTCTCAGTTCTTCTGCAATTGATTTTACAAGAGTATAAGAGTTTATACCAGCACCATATCGAATTCTTGCAGAACTACAAATATTCAAATAATCAATGAATATAACATCTGGCGTAAAGTTCTTTTTCAGATGCAATTCATTCAACAAATGTCTAAAGTGGTTTGCATTTGCAACTGCAGTTGGATACTCTTTGATAATCAACTTACCAGTGGTTTTGTTTTTAATCTTTTCTATTTTCTTCTCAAATGAAGATTTCGAAGTACTTGCAACATCCGCAATAGAAATGTTAAGTAAGTTAGCATCAATTCTTTCTGCAATTTTTTCTTCAGACATTTCTAATGTAATGTATAAAACATTTTTCCCCATCATATAATGGTTTGCTGCAAGATCGCACATAAACAAAGATTTACCAACACCTGTACCAGCAAGAGCAACATTTAATGTTTTGTTTGATAGTCCACCTTTGGTAATTTCGTTGAATAATTCCAAATGAAAAGGTATCTTTTCTTCTACTCTATTATAAAACTCAAATCTAGTTTCAAAGTCATCGACAAAATCATGTCCGATATGTGTATCAAACGATACAGCCAGTGCATCCTGTAGTAGTTTTGGTAAATCACCCTTCTGATCTTGATGGTCATTCAATATACCGATAGATTTCATAACTGCATTATATAATGCACGCTCTTGACACCACTTTTCAGTATGATCTACTTGCCAGTCAGTTTCTTTCTCATCAGTTTCTTTTAATGACTCAATAAGAGCATGTGACTCTTTAAAATTATTTTCACTCAAACTAACATCATCTAATGATATCATTAAAGAATCTTTGGTTGGGGTAGTATTGTATTTTTCAACATGACTACGAATCAACTCAAATATAACTTTATTTGGTTCACTAGTAAAATAATCTTTTTCTAGGTATGGTAATGTTCTTCGCACATAATCTTCATTAGAATATAATGCACTTAGAATTATACTTTCACTTAATTCCATTCAATTTATCCGCTTCATCATAAAGTTTTTTTGCTTCAGACTCTAAGGTCTTCGCTCTATTATGTAGTTCTATAATCTTTTCTTCTTTAGTTAAAGTTTTTTTTTGATCGATCAAAGTAATTGTTTCTGGTTCCTTATCTTCAGTACCATAAACTTCCTTCCACTTATCTGCTGGACATCTTAGATTTGCAATCTTTGCTTTTGCAGGCATAAAACATCCACACTTTTTACATACGAGGGCCAAACCTTGAAAGTGTTCGCACCCCCTACAAATATTGAGTCTTTGTTTATATACATGTTTAGAAGCAAAGATTTTCATCTAATTACCAACTCTATATTTCTTTTTCAAGAAGTCATTGAATTTAGAATCCGTCAACAAGTCTTTCCAAAACTCAGGGGTATGAGTTTCTTTTTCACGAAACTTCTTATCATCAACCTCACCAGTTTCTGGATCAACCATTTGATACCATCCACCAGATCTAGATATTACACCATAATCTAGTGCCATGTCAAGAAGACCTGATGTTTTATCTACACCATTATCCCAAGATACCGAAATTGGAATTTTAGATTTTTCTTTAACAAACCTAGACTTCTCTACATTAATCACAAAGTGATATCCTTGAACTTCTGCACCAACTTTATCTTGTTGTCTACCAACAATCCAGATAGTATCAGCACTATAATACATTCCAGTACCACCAGAAACTACTTTTGTTGGATACAGTCCTTGAGAATCGTATGT